GCAGCATTGGCATAACAGAGTATAGGGAAAGATAATGGAGAACCCATTAACTGACCCCAAGTCTGTTTTACAAGAAATTCCACTTTTGCTTTTGTTTTACCAAAAGCTGGAGTGCGTATCACATCTGCAATACCATCGCGTTCAATATCATGAATCTTTTGAGACTCAAGATAATCGCCTGGGTAGTGTAGATTATGTCCCTCCATACAGCGGCGAGCTATATCAAACTCAAAGTAGTTGAAATAGCCCAGTAAGTATAAGATCTCACAAAATTTAGAAGAGATCAATGGGTGCATCCCATCAGTAGCTGCGGAATAATCACCTGCAACAAAGAAAGACCTAACTTCACGATTCTCCAAAGGAGAGTCGCAACCAAATCCTTCCTCACGTAAAACTACGCTACTATACGACTTAGATATAAAATCCCTAGTCGCTGGTGCACCAGTTAAGTGAAACAATGCATTCCTGCGCATAATATTATGTAGCGGCTTCTGAATGCACCTACCAGCCTGGTACAATTTACCTGGGCCGGCAGTGATGACACGACATTTAAACGGTTCTAAAACCTTATGGACAGTCGCGTCTGGTGTATGAATCTCTTCCGAAAGGAAAGTCTTCATATCACTATACAATTCACAAGGAAGGTAGGGTACGTAGAGGGGGGTAACCCTCTCTTTGTACCTTACAAACCCAATGAAAATTGGAGTTAGTTTTCTAAAAAAGTCATCTTCCCTAAAAAGGGGGTGGCTACCACACTTTTTCTTCCCACTTTCAAAGCACGCATTCACTGAGGGAGTGCGCCACTTCGAGGAACACGTCCTACCTCGATAATCATGAACTAGAAGAGCCTCAAGCTTAACATAAATGTCAGCCAAGACTTCATCCGGTTCTCTCTTAACAAGAGGGACAGGGTGGGGTTGTGGTAGAGGGGAGAGTACCCTAGCCGCTTCCGGCTTATACTCAGCACCACGCATATTACGCATGTGTTTCAAGATGGAATCACTTTGTTTCCTTTCGGAAATAGCGAGACCAGCCCGTTTCACATTCGTCACAGCGTAGAAACCTTTTAGTTCCCAGCTCTCAAGAGCCTCCTTGCGCATAGCCATGCGGCAGATCCGCCAGAATTGTCCTCCTTGGAGGTATCCGGCGCGATCTTGCAACCAACTAGGTGCAAGGGGAAGCTCGTTAATGATCTTGTCCTGTTTCGTCACTAGAGAAAGTAAATAACATGACTGGAATTTGTACCAGTCCTCTAGCCTATCCGATCGGGCAAGCGTCGTCCATTTGAGCAACGACGATAAAGACTTTCCCCTCTTGGGGAGAAAGTTAAAATGAACAGTCATGACTTCCAGAAATCCAGTATAAAGCGCTAAAGCCTTTAAACACCAGGATTGTACTGGACCCTCGATCTCAATTGAGGCATTACATCTTAATGACGGTTCAATGGTTAATCTCAAGCGATTGAGATCATCTCGAATTTCTTCGAGAGGGCACGCCACCATGTGGTCGTACTCTCGCTTAAGAGAAGTTGTGGGAATAACCTTATCATTCAGCAGGTTATCTGCCTTGTTGACAAGCCAAAAAAGGGCTTGTTCCAACAAGGGGATTTCA